CTAAGCCGCGTGCTGCGATTCAGGGTTTACAGGCTCTCCGTGGGCTAACACTGCCAGCCCGGCAGCTTTAATATTACGTGCCGCGTTAATGTCGCGATCATGGTCTGCGCCGCATTCAGGGCAGTGCCATTTACGAACATTAAGAGGCATTTTTTGCATGGTGAAACCGCAGCAACTACAGCATTTTGAGGACGGTAAATACTGGTCAATGGCGACCACTGACCGCCCGGCCCATTTGCCTTTGTACTGGAGCTGGCGAACAAGTTCGCTCCAGCCTGCGTCAGCTATTGCTTTAGACAGCTTCGGGTTGCGGATCATGTTTTTCACCTTGAGGGATTCGACGCAAACAACTTGGTTTTCGTTAATCAGTTTGCGGGACAACTTGTGCAGATTGTCCATCCGGCAATCGGCGATTTTCGCGTGGAGTCGGGCGACCTTTAAGCGGGCTTTAATTCGGTTTCTTGAGCCTTTTTGCTTCCTGCTTAAACGTCGCTGTAGCAGCGTTAATCGCTTCGCATATTTAGCGGTGTGGCGGGGATTGTCGGTTTTGAATCCGGTATCGGTGACGAATAAATCTTTTAAGCCCACATCAATGCCGACCGTTTTAGCGGTAACAGGCATTGATACAGGTTCAAACTCACACAGGCAGGAAACAAAGTACCTGCCAGCGCTATCTCTGGAAATGGTAACGGTTGACGGCGCAGATGGTAATTCTCGACTCCAGCGAACATCCAGCGGCGACTTGCTCTTTGCTATATACAACTCGCCGTCACGGTGTTTAAACGCGCTGGCAGTGAACTCAGCCACCTGTTTGTGCCGTTTGCTTTTGAAAGCCGGATATGCAGCTCGTCCGGCAAAGAAGTTAGCAAAGGCGGCTTGTTGGTGGCGCAACGACTGCTGGAGGGGAACGCAGGAAACATCATTCAGCCATATGTATTCAGGCTCTTTTTTGAGCGCCGTAAGGCGAGCGTTGGCCTGTAGATAACCGATCTTTTCTTTTCGCTCGTAGTACGCATCGGTACGCCAACGAAGGATGGAATTGTAGACGAAGCGCACACAGCCAAACGTCTGAGCTAAAAGCTCAGCCTGCTCAGTTGTCGGGTAAAACCGGTATTTATATGCGCGTTTCATGTGTTCACATACTAAAGAGGAAAATGTGATTATGCAAAGTACAGTTAGTCGGAAAACCGCCTCCTTTCCTCCCCGGTCTGAAGGCCGAGGTTTCCCGGAGGCATTCTAATGAAACTCATCAGTAACGATCTGCGCGATGGCGATAAGCTGCCGCATCGTCATGTCTTTAACGGCATGGGTTACGATGGCGATAATATTTCACCGCATCTGGCGTGGGATGATGTTCCTGCGGGAACGAAAAGTTTTGTTGTCACCTGCTATGACCCGGATGCGCCAACCGGCTCCGGCTGGTGGCACTGGGTAGTTGTTAATTTACCCGCTGATACCCGCGTATTACCGCAAGGGTTTGGCTCTGGTCTGGTAGCTATGCCAGACGGCGTTTTGCAGACGCGTACCGACTTTGGTAAAACCGGGTACGATGGCGCAGCGCCGCCGAAAGGCGAAACCCATCGCTACATTTTTACCGTTCACGCGCTGGATGTAGAACGTATTGATGTCGATGAAGGTGCCAGCGGCGCGATGGTCGGGTTTAACGTTCATTTTCACTCTCTGGCGAGTGCCTCGATTACTGCGATGTTTAGTTAATCACTCTGCCAGATGGCGCAATGCCATCTGGTATCACTTAAAGGTATTAAAAACAACTTTTTGTCTTTTTACCTTCCCGTTTCGCTCAAGTTAGTATAAAAAAGCTGAACGAGAAACAGAAAACACTGTAAATATCAATATGTTATGAAAGATTTAGTCTAAATAATAGACTGCATAATACTACAAAACACAACATATCCAGTCACTATGAATCAACTACTTAGATAGTATTAGTGACCTGAGGCAGAGCATTAGCGCAAGGTGATTTTTTGTCCTCTTGCGCTAATTTTTTGTCAACGGACTTGGTTAGTTGAATTTACAACCATGCTCAGTATCTCGATAAGCGCAGAGAAATGATGCAGTGGTGGGCGGATTGGCTTGATGAGAAGGTAGAGTGATCCGCCTTAACAACTATCGAAGAGCACAAAGCCTTGTGTGTCTCATAGGCTATGAAACAATCATTTTACATGGTTACTTCACTACTTCCGCACAATATGATATCGTTCACAATCTAAAAATATTAATAATTTATCCATTACCGCGGTTAATGCCCGTCGCTTCCAACGGGCTTTTTTGTAAATTATATTTTTATTACCTTATATTAATATTGGTAATATGTCTGCATGATGTTTTATATTTAATTTCGTTGACGTCAATATTTTTTGCCAATGTACTTACTTCTTTATGTGAGCAGTTCATATTTTTGACGCCAACGAAACATTTAGTGCTTCCCTTCTATTAAGTCTAACCTAGCTTTTATTCTTTCTATTTCTCTGCGCTGCCATGCCGCCTCGATATAGAATAAGAGATCAGGTCTGACCCCCCATCTAGATCCTGCTGGCGTTATTTCAACGCGCTCAATGATGTCTTCCATTACCATCACTGGATTATCATCCTCATCAACAATGATGCTCCCGTCATTATCAGTCAGCGGCATTTCCCTTTGGCCAGTAATGACGTCATCATATACTGCGGGATAATCGTCATAGCAAAGAAAGGCATAGCGGCATGTTGTGCTTTCTTCTTCCATGAGTCCGTGAGAAATAAGAACATCACGAAGTTGCTGCGCGATTACACCATGATGTATCCTCGCCCCTTCTTCCCCCTTTATAGCGACAGCGTTCAGCCATTTATAAGCGATATACCTGACGTCACCCCAGGCATCCAGCAATGCTTCGTCAGGAGAGACCGGCTCTGTCTTTAATGTTCCGTCACTGGTAATCACAGGATTGGAGCCAAGATAAACTGTCGAGAACCTGTTTCCCGGACCACCAAGAGCATTTACATTATCAAGATAAGGTTTAACATCTCCGTTCTCAAAAAGATGTTCGAGTGCGTTATATACCGCGCGACGTGGAGTACTGCTTCCGGAACCATGCAACGTTATCATTGCACCATCTGCTGAAGACGTTGTTTCACCTCCGCTAACGATTAATCTCTGAGCGGTAACATCATCAGACGGTACTTTCTTCGCAATAATGGCGTAATTACCCTCAAGTTTGACTTCCGCGCGAACTTGTCCTGATGTACCTGCATGGACAGTCAGTGACTGGACGGCAACATCATCTGTGAAATCAACGGGTACAGGAACCGTCCTCACGCCTGACGTCGACATAAAAGTAGGAAGCGTTCTGTTAGGAGTGGCTCCGTAGACAAAATCCCTTGAAACAAATTCTTCCTGTTTAATTTTCACCCTGAAACAATACAAATCAGCCGGGTGACCATCGTGAACATAAGGATATTTTCTGTTGTTATCCCCTATGCTCCATGGGTTTAGAAAGTCTTCCCCACCGAAAATGTAGTACAGCCAGTTGTCTTTGATACAAACTGAACCAACACCAACCGCAGAGTTAACTATTCCGCCCTGATAAATCTGATCAGTAACATTAACCCACTCTACATTATCCAGACTCCACTCATTGACGTTAACTCTGGTCATAAATGTTCTTGGATAATTTCCTGCATAACGGTTATCAGGTTCTCCTCCTTCCCACTCACCAAATGCGCGCTCACTGCCAAAAATAATCAGCTCATCGCCAACTTTGGCAAAAGGAAGGTTTGAGTGATGAACATTATTTGGGAAGCGAAGAGAATTCCATGATGTACCTAAATCAGAGCTTCTGTGCAATGAACTACCGGGTTGAGTACTTAATGTCCCCCTGGTCGTCAGATACAGAATGCCATCATAATATTTTACACATGGCTCAGATGCATTCGCCTCATATTCTGCAGGTATGCGTCTGCGAACAAAGCTACCAGGAGAACCGAAAGCATCAGAGAAATAGAGTATCCCAAGCTCGCGTGGATCAATATCACCATTATGGTAGCCAACAGCAAAACTGTTATCGCTAATCGTCGCAAAACTGTGAATCTCAGTAACAGGAGTGCTTCCGTCAACAAAAGAAGGAATAGTTCCAAGACTGGTTTTTCTCCATGGTGACGAGTGAAATGATGTACCAAAACTCCAGTATCTACCCTCGTTATTCTGATCCACATCCTGGGTATTTTGCGTCGTAACTGTAAAAGTATTTTTATCAATAACAGTAGTCACCGTCATATTCCCGGTAACACCTGTAACACCAGAGTTTGAGAAGTTGACAAAATCACCAGCAAATAATCCGTGATCAGTAATGCGAATATAAGCGACTTGCTGATTTGCTGCTTTCGTTATACCACCATAAACGCGAAGGCTGCGACTCATTGGGCGATCCCACAACTCTGCAACCTGCAGTTTATTTCCGCTCACGGTCCGCGTCTCAATTACAGCAAAAAGGCGATTTCTGACAACCCCCATACTCATGCAGTGATAGTTAACTGTGGGATAGTTTTCATGTAAATCTGTAAGCCATTCCGGCGTTGTCCAGGTCTTCCCGTCATCTCCTGAGCGAACCCATGCAACATGGAGGTTATTTACACCATGGCGGTCTCCAGCCATAAAAGGCGCATAGATGACATTGTCATATACAAACGTTTTATCCTGCGTCCAGGCGTTGTACCACGGTGTATCTGTAATTTTAAATAACTCTCCCTGGATAAAATCTTCAGAAGCATAAAAAAGAGGCTGACCCGGTATTCTCTCAAATAAAAAACGAGCATTTTTAAATCGACTGACATCTGGAAGAGTTGATACTTTAAAAGTAAGCCCTCGCCCATCTATCTTTTCACCACCTGTTGCAACAGAAAGTAATTCTGATAGAGCTGATGTGTCATCATGAACACCATCACCAATAGCCCCCCAACCTCTTACATCATAACTGTCTCTCCATCTTGCTATCTGAAGTTTTGGGTATTTATTCGCTCCATCTGGGTCTTCTAATTGCTGCCGTAACTGATCAGGATCATACTTCAGCACATTAGGAAAATAGAACTGCTGCGCACCATACGCATCATAAACAGCCATAGAATGGCCTTGCACGGTAACGAATTTGGCAATCTGTCCGTTATATACCGGATATCCAGCAGCGTTAATGATTATTGGTTGCGAAACAGGAATGTGAGAACCGTCTTCGTTCTCTACATAAACCTGAATCTGGTTTTCAGGATTTACCGGGTCAGTGTCAATTTTACCGATATAAATTTTGCCATTGGCTACGGCTTTAAAAGAACGCGCCATAGTGAAGAGTTGCGAAGGCATACTCACTACAACATTGGCTGTAATGTCTGTCATTTAATTTGCTCCAGATACAAGGAATCGCCGCAGCATTGCCACAGTGATGCATTATTAATCAAACAAAGAGACCACTGTGGTCTTATTGAGGATGCAACCAGCAGATAATAAGATGCCGATCCACTCACAAAAGCGAGGCATCAAGAATGGGAAGAGATGACCCGCAATTTAATCTGCGGCTACCTTACGAATTAAAGGAAAAACTAAAACAGCGAGCCAAATCCAATGGCCGCTCTCTTAATTCAGAATTAGTTCAGATAGTGACTGATGCTGTATCAAAGCCATCCAAAATTTCAGGCTATCGAGACGATGCGGAACGCATCGCTGATGAGCAGTCAGAGCTTGTTAAGAAGATGGTGTTTGATACGCTGAAGGATTTGTACAAAAAACCCACCTGAAGGTGGGTTAATTTTTGCATTTACCTGGGCCATATTGACTACTTATAAAATGAGATCAATATTTAATCGCCCAATAACGGGTGTATGTTGAGGTATATCATGGCGAAAAAACCAGGTGAAAACACAGGAAAAAACGGCGGAATATACCAAGAAGTTGGCCCACGCGGCGGTAAGAAAGACAATTTTGCAACCGTCAAGGACAACGAAAGGCTTCCACCAACAACAAAGCCAGGTCATGGCTGGGTATTGGATAAGCGAACTCCAGACAGCAAAAAGTAATAATCAAGCCGGGTCACTCCGGCTTTTTGATATGTCGCTCGCAGAACTCAACAAGCCTGCTCATTAAGTAGCAGTAAGTCTCGTTGGCTCTTCCTGGTTCAACATCAACACCTACCCTTGAGCAGATATCGAATGCCATGTGAGCGCACTCATGGGCAATAGTAGATAGTTTGCCATTGAACACGCCTATCACATGCAAAACACCATTCTCGCTACTCATTGTATGAGACGCTCCGTTGGCGTCCGAGTCATGCACGTCAACGCCAAGTTTTTGATGCAGGCGTTGCCATTCTGGAAAGTCTCTACAAAACACAATTGTACCGCTCTCAAAGAGCGGAACGAGCATCTTTGGTACGTTTCCAATGTTAACTTTTTTCATGGTATCCTGCGCAAAACTAAGGAGGTTGGTGTGTCTGATTCTATGAGTTACGCTGTGCTAGTTGCCGCAACTCTATTTCTGGGGATAGGGTTGCAGATTGCGTGGTTCTTTTTTTCTAGTTTTATTAAACGTAAAAGAATTGAATCAAGGATATCTGAGATTTCTATTGCTATAGGGAAAAATGCTGAAAATCCAGAGAATGAGGCCTGCGCACTGAATTACCTTAAAGAAAAGTTTTCCCCTGAAAAATTTGAAAACAGAATTACTGATGCTCTTGGATTGGTAATATCAGTAATTCATATGCCACTAAGTTTGCTGATAACAGTGTGGTACTTCGCCATGATCGCCGGAAGAATATTTGGTTTCATGAATATAGAGCCTGTAGTTCTTTGGGTTCCAATGATACTGCAATTGTTGTTAAGCGTTGCTATCTTTATTTTTTCTGTTTTTATAAAAATTGTCTTCGGAAGATACCCCGGAGAAGCGAAGGGATTTAATAAAGAATTCATAAAAACTATAAAATAAATGCCGTCCTTGGCTTACAGTGCTACTGCCGGGTAGCTTCGTTAACTAAGAGCGGGCGCACGGCAGTAGCCGCCTGATTTAGCGCTCTTTCATAAGCTGGCGTTCCAGCTTTAGTGTTTGCCAGACGTAAGAGCGCATTCCTTGCTGCTTTGGATTCATACAAGCGCATCATTGCACCGAAACCAGCCTCAAGCCCCATTGATACGCCAAGAGTCGTAGTTGCGCCAATCGTCCTTATCCTGTTGGCTTGCGATTGCCCCGTCTGAGTTACTACATTTGCGGTGTCTGATCTTGCTGCTTGCTGTAGAACTTCATGAAGAGCATCAAGTTCTTTCATGTGCTTTCCAGAAAAAATAGTGTTGTAAATTTCACCGCCTGACTGAGATTTCAGCTTATTAACTTCAGTGATGAACTTGGCTGGAGAGTCACCGGCCTTTTCCGCTATTTTGCTGACGTAAGCTGCACGCATAGCATCTTTCCCTTTATCATCAAGTGCGCTCCAGATTCGTTTCACGTCAGATGGTTTTCTGCTTAATACAACGGTATTTATAAGTTCAGGACTGGCTTCACTGCTTGCCTTGTTGAGCTTGTTAGCAATGTTTTTATTAAGCACCTTATTATAAACGTTTGCATAATCGGAATTTGCTTTAAGGTATTTTGCTGCGTCTGAAGCACCGAGGTTTTTGGCAACTGCGTTACGAAGGTCTTTTGACATTGCATTCTCTACCATATTGGTAGCTGCTTTTGCCTGGTTGGGGAAGACCATGGCATCTCCCTGAACATTAGATCTAAATGCTGTTCTGTGCTGGCGCAAGAGATCAAACGTAACATCCAAATCAGTTGCAGGGTTTGCTAATTCTTCACGTAGGTTACGCAAGGATGTAAGCAGGTTTTGATTGGCAGAAGTCCCAAGCCGTTCCTGTCTTGCGATCGCTGTATTCAGAGCATTCATGGTATTTGTGGTATCAACTGCGGCATTACCCATTTTATTGGTGACGTCATTGATAACAGCGCCAGCGGCATCCTTCCGTCCCCTTAACGTGGTGGTCAGAGATCTCACCACATCATCAGGGTTGTACTCACCAAAACGGTCAAAATAATTGCTTACCAGCTTACTACGCGTTGCATATTGCTCCGCTCGCTTTGAGCCTGTCCCGAGCAAAGCCCCCTCAGCATCTTGAGTAAGTCCGCGAGTGAAAGCATTTTTCGGCGGGATAACATCAGATGTCATTGGTGTCACGCCCATCGATTCTGATGTGGCAATTTTCTTTGCCACTTCTGGCGCAATATCACCTTTTATAGCCGTTATTCCACGCCCTATTCCCTTTGCTGCTGCGGAAAGAACACCCTGAGCGGCAAGGTTAACTCCGGCATTTTTAGCTGCATTTTGTGCGAAATCACCTTTCTGATTTGCGGCCTCTGCCAGTGATCCAATAGCCATGCTTCCTGCCGTTCCAACTCCTGGAACTAAATACCCGCCAATTGTTTCTCCAGCTTGAGCGTAGGGGTCTGTCGGTCTGTCTACTGGACGATAAACATCATCCAAAACCTTGGGGCCACCAAGCCCCTGACTGATTGCATTAATCAGACTTGCGCCGCCCTGTAATACGTCAAATGGTATGTTTACCAGACCACGACCAGCCTGTTCTGCAATTTGCCCTGCACTTTGACCACCAGTGAGCCAATCGCCAGCTTGTTGCATCAATGATGGTTCTTCCCGTGTTGGTGCATTATTGGCCTGATTAACTGTTTGTTGCTGAACAGCCTGACCAGCAAAATACTCATCAATGGCGGTGCCAATATCTTCCGTGCTCGTACCATCAGGGAAGGTAAATGTCTTACCGTTTGCAGTTACTTTCATCATTCCACCGTAAATTGAATGCCTGATTTTGACGTGTAGCTACCTCCTGCTGATTGCTGAGTAGCTGGCTGTTGCCTTGATGATTTCTTCCCGCCATTACCGACATTAACGTTATATTGCTGGTTGTAATTGTCGGTATATTGCTGAATGTCGCGCATTGATTGTTGCAGTGCTTCAGGGCTTGAGAAATCAACCTGTGGCATACCTTGAAAATACATCTTTGCTTCTGCAACGGTGTTGATACCGGATGCCCCCATGTCTCTGGCTGCTGCAATGCCCTGATTCTGCATCTTTCCTTGGATTCGCTGTGCAGCGTTGTATAGTTTCCTCTGATCACCACCAGATGCACGGCTACGAATATCTGCACCAAGAGCAGGAGAACCTGAAGAGCCTGTAATGCCAGTCATGAAGCCAAGATCGTCAATTGATGCACCAGAAATTGCATCAAGATCTTTCTTCATTGCGTAATTCTGCGCGCTTGCTGCCGATGTAGCCGGAGCGGCAATAGAACCAGCAGGAACGCGAACCATATTCCCCTCGTTGTCGATACCTTCGTAGAACGCATTAGCCCCAGCGCCGTGAAGCTTCCCGCCTACCGTTACAGTTCTGCCATCTGCTAACTGAACTGTACGCTCATTATTCCCAACCGCCCCTTTCATTGATGCTCTCTGCATCGATAAATCCTGACCGCGCATCGTGATATTCTGACCACGCGCTGTTAGCGCCTCGCCAGCCTGATTGCTGCGGATTGTCTCTGCCAGTCTGCCTCGGTCAATCTCACGACCAGCTATCTTGTCCTGAACATTGAAGTAATCAATCGGACCAAGTGCAGCCATTCCAAGGTGATCAACAAACTCTGTGAAACCTTGTGGATTTTGCTGATACATTTTCGCCACATCCAGAGGGTCTACTCCGGCACGAGTAAGCTCAGATGAGTTGTTCTGCAACCATGACATCATGGCTTCTGGAGATGAAGCTGCGAGTCTGGCACTTGCTGCCAGTGTACCGACAGTGGAACGCTGGTCTTCATCGACAAATTTCATGCCGTTTCTTACAGCGTCAAGCTGCTCAGGATACTGTGATGCCAGCTTTCGCATTGCATCGCGGTCACCAGATGTATATGCATCAGCATAAGCCTGCTGAAACTCTTGCTGTCGCTTCTGCTGATCCATCTGCTTATACATATCCATGACAGATGAAATGCCCTGTAAAGCCTGCAAGCCAACGTTATTACGTCCTGAACGCTCCATCTCGTTATTCTGTCGAATGTATGCAAGCGTGGCGTCTGCATCACTTGCTCTTGGAGCGTTGGAGTTCATGCCGCCTAACCCGGCAAGAAGCGCGCCTGAATTACCAGCCTGTTGCCATGTAGCCAAGAGACACCTCCATTAAAAAAGTGAACCAAGAAGACCGACGCCAGCACCAATTGCTGTACCCCAACCAGGCATGATTGCAGTACCTGCAGCTGCACCTGCTGCCGCTCCACCCAAGGCGCTCTGAAATCCTGATGGTTTATTCGCATTAGCCGCAGATGCTGCCGCCTGCTGTTGATACAATTGGCTGACGTTGTTGGCATAGTTCTGCCCGGCGTTTGCCTGACCTGTAAGAGCGCCAAGGCCGATATTTGCCAGATTGTTGTAGTTGTTCATCTGACCTGACAGCCAGTTTTGACCGAGTGTAGGTGCGATTGCTGCTAACTGGTTTCCTGTTGCTGTAGAGCCTAATCCACCAGTTGCCTCTGCTGCTGCCAGACTCTGATAGCGCGCCTGCCCTGCAAGGTCTTTATACTGCTGAGAGTTGTAATACTGGTTAAGCGCCTGACCTTGCCCCTGAAGAGAGGAAAGATTCTGCAACTGTGATACGTACTGCTGAGCGAGTGGCGTGAACGGTGCAAGGTTTTGCATGTTCGTCTGCCACATTTCACGCTGCAGTTCGATGCCCTTTTCAGTTGCGCGGGCCTGCTCTTTTGCTCCGCTATCACTGCCACCTTTGCAGTAAACAGCTTTGCTGAGGTGCTTATTGGCAATCTGGAAAATTAACATTCGTTAGCTCCTCGTATTTTGAGCGCGGTAACTGATAAATCGTGATGCCTACAGGCTTTCCATTGCTGGTATAAGCATCATCAAGGTGACCAACACGGGTAGCGCCAAGCAAACGGATAATTGCCCGTCCGTATTTCGTGGTGTCAGGAACCATAGTGATGCTGTTAAGGAATGGTGAGTTTTCGAGAAGCCATTTGCAGAATAATCGATGCCCTTGCAGTGCATATTCGCCACGGAATCCGGGGTCGTACACCGCATGGCATTCAACAACGCTATGCCAGAAGTTACGCACTTCATGCACTCCGACCAGCATCAGTCCTTCGTAGATGCCGAGGTATACCGCATCAGGCTTGATGTAGTATTTGTCTCCACTGTCTACGATATTTCCCGTGTTTGCCGGGTTGTTGAGGAATTCTGCAAGCTTCACCGGATTATCGATGAGCTTTATTTCCATCACTGCTCCGCAATGATTTTGATGGTTGTGGCAGTAAACGCCGCACCATTAGACTGAATGGTTAACGTGCTGCCATTTGTGGCAAGAAAGCCGTCTTTATCCACGCTGAAGAACGTAGCTAACAAGATGTTATCGGTTGTTGTCGCCGAGTTGCGACTGCTTACCAGTGTGTCAGGAACAGAGCCGGAAAAGGTTAGCTGCATTGACCTGTTGGCGGTTCCGCTGGGCCACGTCCCGACGATCGACAGCTTGAAGAACAAGGTTTTGTTCTCGTTGAACACAACCATCTTGTTGTTAACGGTGTCGAAGAATGGTGCCAACGTGCCGGATGATGGCGTGAGCGTTTTCAGCAGGCTAACAAGGTTGGTCGGCGCTGTCGGGATGGTTACAGATACACCAGAGTAAACAACCTCTGACTTTTTGCGAGTAGTGGCATACTCCAGAGCATCGATGCGCGTTTCATGGTCTGAAACCTGCGATTCCAGCGACTGAACTCTGGTATCAAGCGAGGCAATATCGCTTTCATTCTGAGCTATTCGTGTTTCATGTTCCTGAAGAGTTGATTCTGCCTGGCTGATTCGCTCCTCATGATTAACAAGCGTTGCTTCCGCAGCAGAAATTCGCTGCTCATGGTCAGCGAGAATCACATCCTGCTCATCGTTCCTGACCTGTGCATCATAAGCGCCCTGACCAGCCTGATTTGCCTTCCCGGCGATTGCACCGACATCAGCTCCCTGATTTATGACATATAGTAGGTAAGACTGGCTGAATATATTGCGTGGCAAAATTGAAGCATCAAGGCGCGTAGCCTGAACCACAACAGGATCATTCAGTGATGAATCAACCATTACTCAATCCTTATCTGGCAGCCAGACAGAGTGACAGGTGACTTCGTGATAACGCGCAATTTGAAGCCGACATTTTTCCTGATGCGCCCGACTCGCTTCCACAAAACACGTTTGTCGTAAACGAACGGTTCATTCTGTTCAATCATCTGCTCACGTCCGTAATTGATTCCGTCAGTGGTTGCAGAGAGGAACAGGCGGTCAGCGTACTGCGCAACGCCAGTTGAAGATTCAACCTCAAGGTCGAACACTCTTGCGTTATCCGCTTTGAACAACGGAGTAAACAACAGGTGTTCCTGTTGCTTGTCGTACTGGCTGCTGATATCGAACTGCAATTTGCCGATAACCGATTCCAGCTTATCGCCGCACGTTATCTGATTGCCTTCGTAAATGAAGTCGATAGCGCGGTACACATCGTCATACAGGCCTGTTTTCAACACACACCATTGCGGACCATTGGCGCTTGAAGATGCGTCGTATACGAGGACGTGGCGCGGAAGATGGATAATCAGCAACTCATGAGCATCAAACCGCAACGATTCCATCACGCCATCAGCCAGTTCATCAGCAGTGTAGGAGCGGAGGATTTTCTCAATGCTCGCGCTGGCGATTGGTGACACCTGACCGGAGCCGATGATGTATACAGACGGCGCACCTGTTGCCGGATTGCTGATGAACGCATACGAATCAGCAAACGGCGTTTTGCAGTAGGTTCCGGCAATCCCTTTCTGCACCATCAGTGATGGCTGTGCGACATACAAAGCGGCACCAACGGTGGTTGCACCAGTCAGGGAGAAATATTCAATCGTCGATGAACCAAAGCAGACGATGAAGTCTCGCCATGTACCTATGCCGATGATGCCGTCCGGCTGCGATTCTGCGCGATATTGTGCGCTGTAACGGTCAGGATGCGATTCGTCTTCAAGGTCAGTGATAAACCATGAATCAGTACCGTCTTTTGACCACGCATAACGCCCACGTAAACGCGTAATGTCACGGACCGAACCTAACTCATACTGCGTGAATCCGCTGTCTGCAGGCCAGTTTGATACGGTTTTAACCGTGCCATCATAGCGATACTCGACCAGTTGACCATTAACGCCTACCGCCTGTGATGTCCGACCATGCGCCATTGATACACGACCACTTCCGGAAACATCACCGACTTCACTTTCTCCTTTGTAGAGCTTGCCACCACACACGCGATAAACAGCATTCTGCGCCATGTTGTACTCGACTCCGCGCGATACACCGTTTACATCAGAGCGTTTGGCAATGCCCGGGAATGAGCGAAGATATCCGCTGATGTTAAGGATTTCTTTGGGGGTTGCCAGCATATTCACTGGCAGATAGTCGATATAGTCGGCGTTTCGAAAGTCTTTGCCGACACCTTTCATAAGCGGAAGTTGCTGAATAGGCATTTATTCACCTATGCGTTTGGGATATCGCCATCAATCAGAGGGAGATCGCCTGGATAATATCGGTCAGATGTAAACACGTCATATTTATTACCCTGTCCTACAGGAAAATCTCCACGTCGTCGCATTGAAGGAACAACCAGAGTGTCGGTCATCAAGGCATCATATGAGCGTTGGGCGTTACTGAGAACTTGCGAAGTTGGCTCAAGGCTGTAATCAGATAGCATTCTCAGCAATAACTGATAGCCTACTGCGTGTTTGTATTTTCTTGGAAGACCTGACTCATCATCAGGTAATGGCTGCTCATCTCCAGTTGCGAAAGCGTAACCAATGTCGCCGGGGTTAATCATCCACTCGGACATCATATCTTCCAGATCATTTACACCATCTTCAATTGATTGCGGCTCAACATCAGTCAGCGATGCATTAGAAGCAATAGCAAACTTACGAAGCGCAAAAAGGACGATCTCACCCTTTGTCAGTACTGTTGCCATTGTCTGCCGCCTTACGACCTCGCTTACTGGTCGGTTTCAATTCATCAACTGAGGCAACAAAGCCCAACTTTTCGAAAAACTGGAAGTCTTTTTCTGCGATAACGGCCTGTACATGTCCTGATTCGTTATCTGCGGCAAGGAATACACTCATGCGATCCATATTGTTTCCTTAAAACATAAAAGGGGCGTAAGCCCCCTTGTTATTACGGATTACCGAAGAACTGACCGCCCATGTGAGGGTTAAAGCACACATATGCAGGCAGTAAGTCGAAGCGCATTTTTTGCACGTTGGCATCGCCATCTGCGTATTTATGTACGCGGATGGAGAAACCTTCATATGTTGCAACAGCAGAATCAATACTGTGCAGTTTCGGTAGTGGGATAGAGCCAAGTCCACAGAAGAACTTGTTATAGAACAGGTTTGGCTTCATTGTCTGGCTAGCAGTGCCTACCACAGATACGGCATCGCCTGCCGCTACCTGACGACTTACAGAGTTGTACTGCGGGTTTGTAGTGTCATAAATCGGAACACCAGAAAGCGTAACCGTCACATCGCCACTGCTGTCTGAATTAGCATCAGCAGTAACCGTTGCAGTGAAGCTAATTGGTGTGGCTCCGTTATACAACGCCTGTTTGGTCTGCTGTTGCAGCCAGTAGGTATTGGTGAATTTAACCTGATCACCAGCTTTCAGAAAACCTGTAACGCTGGCTGTCGCTCCGGTCAATGTTACAGTGAACTGGTATGAGTCTTTAACTGCGTTATAGGTAACAGTTGGCTGTGTTTTGACTGTCAGTGTTCCGCCAAATGCCCCCTGCGTACGAGAGGCAAGCCCATTAGACATCAGTGCGCGAATGCCGCCAAAATTGGTTGGAATCTGCGCATTCTCCCATGCAGTACGAACCAATTGATCTGAAGCGTGCAAACCAGTCTGCGCATCAGCAAGTCGCTGTGCAGACCATGGATCCATTACAGCATAGTTTTCACCTTCATTAACGCCGAGGTCTTTCAGGAAAGATGCCGTCTGCGCAACATCAGACCATTTGGTGATTGGAGTATTGGGGCTACCAAGTGACAACGCACCGTTATTCATCATGAAGTGAGCAAGCTCTGTTTCAAGGTCGGTAACGATTCGCTGGCGAACCGGCGCGAGAATTTCTTCCAGTTGGTTAAGCTTGATCGCTTCCTCCAGTTGCTGATATTCAACAGCAACAGTGATGTAGTTACCTACACGCCCCGTAGCTTTACCTGAGATCAGGTTGTTTTTATTTTGCCCTGAAATATCACCAGTGGGAGTACGGAGGGATGAGAATTGATGCGGACGTTTAAAGCTAACGCTATCGCCAGTGCTGGAGTTGATTTCACCTGCCAGCAACTGACGGTCTACGGTTTTCGCCAGAACTAAATCTGACATAAAACCCGGAAGGAATTTTTTCAGAACGATTTGACTGACGTTACTGTCGAGATTGTTAGGCATTTATCTTTTCCTTATTCGATTTTTGCGCCGGGGCATAATTTGTTGAATTCGTCTTGTTTCGCATCAGCACCGCCACCACGTACTTCCGGCTCTGGCTTGATGGCTTTCTTTGGTTTTGGAGCAAGGCTTACCTGTTTGCTAATCTGCCCCAAGAGGAATGCTGCGCGAATTGGATCTGTCTCAGCGGCTACACGCTGGCGTAATTGCTGGCTCTTACCTAAGCCATAGGCGAGTAGTTCAGAGCCTTCGTCTGCACAGTGAATGATGATTTCCTGCTGAATTGGTGGTAGCTCACTAAGAACAATGGCCTCCATTTCCTGATAATCTTTCACAGGAAGTTTTGCTGCCCGTTGTTTATGCGCTTCTACCCTTTGCTGGAAACGCTGTTGGTATTCCTGTTGCTGACGTAGTTTTTGTTGCTGCTGCTGTTCGACACGGCCTTTTTTCTCATGCCAATCAGTCAATGCCTGTTCAAACGCCTGTTCGTCATAATCACACGACTCAAGAGTCGGTTTTGGTGGAATAGCGTCTGGTTGTGGTTGCTGATGTTCCGCAGGCTTGGCTAATGCTTCCTCAAGCTGGCGGCGCAACTCACGGTTTTCTTTCTGTGTTTCTTTGAAGCCTTTGCGAAGATCTTTCACCCATTGCGGTGCAGGTTGCCCGTCAATGTGATCATCATCGTCAGCGTTAAGCTGAATTTCTTCATCACCAATACGCAAGGCGTAATCTTCTGGTGTCTCTTCGGTTTTTTCAGGCTCAGTTGCCACCTCTTTACCGTTGTCATCCTGGCTTTCATTCTCAGGCTGTGACTCTGTTTGGATGATGGTTTCTTCTGCATTTTCCTGTGTTTCAGACAGGCCAATAACCTGACCGTCGATGATCAGTTCGTTTTCCATTGATTACTCCTGGTTAACTCGGCATTAAGTCTGCCGGAGACTGTGGTGGTGACTGGAATTGCTGTTGTTGTGACTCGGCGACATCTTTCAGAAGGCGTATTGCCTCCATCACTGCTTTGTCATCGATGTTTCTGGCTTGGGCCAGTTTATAGACAGTGTTTGCCTGACTCTCCATCGCATCCTGCTGGGCAGTAAATGCTTTGATTTGAGTTTGAGCAGTTTCGTTAGTTGCTTTTTGCGCTTCTGCCTGCGCTGCTACCATTTGCGCCTGAGCGAGAACCATTTCAGGATTTGGCTGGCTTTGTGCTGCCATTTGCGCCTGTTGAACAATCTGCTGATCTTTCTCATTGCGTGGTTTTGCAATACCAGATATCAGCAGTTGGTTTCGGTTGTACTCTTTGAAGTCATCAAGGCCTTCGCCATCGATATTGTCCAGAATAATACCCTGAATTGCCGGGCGCATTGGGTCTGTTGGAAGCATAGAGCTAAGGACATTTGTCAGTACAGAAACCGTTGCATCACGTCGTGCTGTGTAGCTTGGTCCAACATCAACCGTCACATCGTATCGACCGACAGAAAGGTCATTTAACGCAACAACAGCCCCTGTTTGCCTGTCAACAACCTGTGCGCTCAGGACAGCGATATCATCACTTCCATCTTCGTTAACGATGCGCACTTCACGTTCTGAACCGTACACTTCACGCGCCATTGACAGCCATACTTCACCAGCGCGTTTAAGACTTTTCGCCATATTGTCCAGATAGATAAACGAAGCCATATCTGCTCTGTTCATCAAGTTGTTAACCGTTTCCTGAGCAATATTACTTGGCATCTGCTGCATGGCCTGACTGCCGCCTGTAACCTCCTGAATATCAGCACTGGTTTGCTGTAGTAATGCAGCCAATGCCTGATTCATAACCGCAGGCTGTGTATATCCTGCCGGGGTAGCTCCAGCGATGATGTTGCCAGATTTATCTCTCACTTCGCGCAACGGCAAGAACGCTGGTCGTTTCTTGTTGCGAGCCTCCCAGTGCTTCTCAAGTCCACGTATTTGCTCCATGCCAACTATAGGGATCTGACCGGGGTCTTGCGCTGCAGTATCAGCCAGCATTGATACCTGAAGGTTGTACAAACGCTGTGGATCCATTGCTTTTGCAATATGTCCTTCGACACGCTCAATGTCATCAATGAACCAGCGTTTTCCATAAACCGGGATGAGGGGGATATGCTCACCAGGAATACGTCGAGGTTTCTCAAGGAAACCATCACCATCCACTACTGATACATACACACGACGCCGCTTCACTGAGCGCCTTGCAACTTTCTGAAATCCAGCTATTGCCAGTTCATCTTCAATATCTTCGACCTGATCACTGTCGTATGTTGCAATCTCTCCAGTGATTGAATGTCGATAACTGATAACGTCAACAGACTCTTTACGAACTTCGTAATACTTCGCTATGTAAATAACATCTGCATCAAACCAGTCATATTCCCAACTGGTCATAGACGTTACATCCAGAGAAGCAGGAGGTTTCTTTCCGTATTCAGCCTCATATTTTTCAGGTGACAACGAATACATGCAGAACGCCCACAACGCGTCAGATTTGTCGTACTTCTTAGCGTCAGGGTCAAACCACACAGAGCGCGACGGGTCGTATATTGGTTCAATAGCAATACGCTGACGATCGTCCATGGGGTCGTATTCATTGACCAGCATCGACGTCAAACGGAAGCAACCGAAACCACCAGTAGCAGCGTCGTCAAATGCATTATCGCAAGCCTCACCGCCATCAGTTTCTTCGTAGTCAGCACGGAACAGACCATTTAATTTATTGGCTAACTCTTCGCTTGCCTCTCTGTCACCAGGACGAAACTTAACGGTGATTCTGTTATTGCGGTATTCTGCAATGATGCGGTTAAGTTCAGTTGCTACCTTATTGATTTCAAACTTAGGATACTTCTCGAACTGCTCATCAAGCTTAGTTCCAGCCGCCGTTGCTCCTTCCCATTGACCTCCGGGGACACGAGCAAACCTCGTAGCTTCAATGCACTTTTCGCGCACTTCCTGCTGTGGAGAATAGGCGCGGTCAAACCTGAGCATGATCCGCTCATGTTTTTTCTCTAATGTCTCTGCCATGTTTACCAACCGGAGGATGAGGGAACGTATATTTCTGTTTCTTCGCGGACCAATGCCGGGCAATGCATACACATCATCAGCGCATCAGCCAGGTTAGGAGATGGAATACCGAGCTTCTGCTTCATTTCGACCTTAGTCATAAGCTCCAGCTTCCCGTTGTTATTGAATTTGCGCTGAATCTGCGTAAGTTCTGCAAACAGCTTCTCCAGCATCTTCTCGCCTATCGCTTCTTTGTCGAAACTCAGCATGTCGTCTGGGTCTGCATACTCACCGTGAACAACCGCCCGATATGTCAGATACAGCCTGTCAGCCAGCGCGTAATAGAATTGCGCTCGCTTATTGCGGAATACATCGCCAATAGTGCGAACGTTGTCGCCATGTACGACTTCATCAGCCCATGCTCCGGCCTGATAAGGCGCATCTTCATCGAATGGCGATTCGCTGCCCTTAAACATCGTGGCGGTGATTTTCTTACCGGAGAATGCTTCCGTTGTCTGTCTGCGTAGCCCGGCACCAACACCATCACCATCCCACAGGTAATGGTCAGCACCGTCTTCAATCGCCAGCGAAGTAGCCCAGTCAGCACCCTCGTTGATGTCCATCAGCAGACCTTCGGCAATGCGCTTAACCACCGAACCGTGACGCGATGCGTAACCTTTAGCATCTGGCCCTGTATCTGACGGGTCATGTGCAGAAACAACAGCGCCTTTCGCTTTCCATCCGAGTTTCTTGTGCACATCGGTTGCGGCTTCAAGCCATTCACGTTTGATGATTGCCATATCACTTGCGCTTACTGGCTCACCAAGCCAGATATGACGATACAGTGTCGGATTTCTGCGTTTGCACTCTTCCATCTCCAGACGGAGAACTTCAGGAAAGTGCGGGTTGTCGGTGTAGTTCACCGTCAGCAGACAAATATCATCGGGAGGATTTACGACGAATCGCTGATAGGTATCGTCGAGTATGTTCTTCGGGTTAAAGCTCACCCATATTTCGGAAAACGGCTTGCGGATGGTTGGTATCAGGATATCCCATGATTCCTTCGTTACCGCTTCCGCTTCTTCCACCCAGCAGATATCAATACCTTCGAGCGATTTAATCTTCGTCGGGTTGTTTTTGATGCCGTAGAACATGAATTCAGCATTCGTTCCTAGATGACGAATCATTGAACGCTGAATTTCAAACTCAGCCGAATACCCTTCCCGCTCTATGGTGTCTTCAAGCAACCGAATTACCGAATCGCTGATACTGTTTTGCAGCTCACGAGCGCAAAGTATGCGCACAGGCTGCCGACGCGCCGCTTCAACAAGCAGCCTAGCAATTGCCCATGACTTACCGCTACCTCGACCGCCTTTGGCGACTTTGTAGCGATGCGCCTCAATGAACGGTTCAAAGATAGGATTAATCGAGGTCATTTTCCGAATAGAGTGCTCATCGGTGATGTTTCAATCTGGATTGCGCCGCCGTCCTTACCGACAAGCTCGTTAGTTACCTTGTCGCCATACTTACGGGGATTCATTCGGGCCAGCGCCCATTTGCGGGTATCAACGCGAAGTCTTGCCTTTGCCACCTCAGCAGCATCTGGAATCGCAGTGTCAGCAATTTCGAATATCTCTTCGAAAATAGAATCAGCTCGTGCCTCAGTTGCCTTCGCGTACTTGTCTCTAAATTCGTCATGCTCTGACAGCCAGCGAAATACAGTAGCCTTTGCTGGCATGCCGGGGCGCTTGCAAACCTTAACCAGACTTTCCCCGGAGGCAAGCAGCGCACAGATATCATCAGCCACCTCCGGCAGGTAATCCGAAGGGCGACCGACATTCTTTTTCTCAGTCGCCATATTGATTATTTCCCTTCTGCTTGCTTATCCCATTCATCGCGGAATTTGGATGGGTTGTCGAAACCTTGAGTTGCCATGTTTATGCTCCGGTAGTGAACAGATCTAACGCTTCCTTCGATTTACGCACCGCTTCGATAGTTCGGGTCGTGATATCTGAATTAGCGCCACCTGACTGGAAGTGAATTTTGAATAGCTCAAGCTTCAGCTCGTCAGTGCCAATGAACTGAAATGCTTCTTCTGCGGCTGCGTTCTGGTTCATTACCAGTTTGTAAATCTCTAGCTGGAATTTCTGTTCTTCAGTCATGGGAATAATCTCTGCCATTGTTGGCTCCATTTATCCGTTAAAAGGGATATCAGTTAAGTTATCCCGTGTAGGGTATAAGCCATTGTCGAGACCACTCATTGAATGGTCTCTGCAATAACCGATGTCTTTCCATCAGTCCGCCACCACAAAGAATCTTTTTTGCCATAAGGCAGGAGGTTCATCTTTCAGTGGCTGCCGGTGTTATTTCCCCACTTACTGGCTTGGGTTGTTTCGTGGTACTGCTGTTAATTAGTGAGTCCGGGGATTACGGTTTGCCCGTGCTGTTCAAGGCGTTCAATTCTCGCCATTAGCTGAGGCTTCTTAATTTTTCCCCAGCGATTAAGCAGGCGACCTGACATGCTGGCAACATCCTTCTCTTTCATGTACTCCAGCATTACGGCATTTCTCTCTTCTTCAAATTGACGATGACCAACCTGAAGCATGGCGTACATCCAGTTGAATGCGTTGATGTAAGCAATTTTGATACGCATTGCTTCTTTTTTGGTGTAGGACATAACCAAAAGCATCAACCCATCCTTGCGGAGACGGTAGAATTTTTGCGGCTTACCATTCTGTAACTCATTGTTTTTATAGCAAAGCTCAAAGTTGAGCTTTGTATCAAACTCAGGAGGGCAAGCTTCTATGGTTCGTTCAATGTCACGAACCACGTTCTTCGGCAGCTTTCCAAATGCTTTTGCCACCATAAAAGAATCTGTAACCGGATCGTTGTTTGCTACAAAAATTAGGTCTCTGAAATCTATATCGTTAACAACGGTTGGGTAGTTCATTGCGTCTTTACCTTTTAGAAAGATGAGCCTGTTCGCACAGAAAAGCCGTCCCCGAGATGGTCGCCACCATATACGGCAATTCTCAGGCTCAGCTTTCTGAAAGACTCGGGATTGTTACGCGCTGCGATGCGCGGTTTACTGCAGATGTAAAAAAGCCCCGCGAATGCGAGGCTAAATCCTGGTATTTGTAATGACTGGCTCTTATCTCAACGCAGCCCCTTACCGCGCGCAAGATGCTCAATATCAAGCATCAGCAATGAGATGTTTAATCTGGATTCACTCCAGAAGTGATCACCACCCTGTCTACAGAGCCAGATGTGAAGGATGATGAGTAAAATTATCGCTATCATCGAAGGCATTGCGTCCTGATGTATTCCTGAAGCGTTCTCAGTGCTGTTTGGTCGCGGATAATTCCGTCCCGGATATCGAGAACGTTTCGTCCAGCAACTGGAGAGAGTTCGACGGTGGCATCATTGCCCATGCCGGAGGCGCTGGAGGTTTTGGCTGAGGATGGCACAGGGCATTTTCCTTTGACGAGCACCCTGCCACCATTATCAAGCTTGCGCCGAAGAGCATCATTTTCAGCTTTCGCATCAGCTAACTCCTTCGTGTATTTAGCATCGAGTGCATCAGCATCGCGCTGGCGCTGTTGCATGTCAGTAATGGTGGCGTTCGCCAGCTTCAGCTCACTGACTTTTTTATCGCGCTGCTCTTTGTAGGTAATGGCGTTATCACGGTAATGATTAACAGCCCATGACAGGCAGACGATGATACAGATAACCAGAGCAGAGATAATCGCGGTGACTCTGCTCATACCTCAATCTCTCTGACCGTTCCGCCAGCTTCTTTGAATTTTGCAATCAGGCTGTCAACCTTATGCTCGAACTGACCGTAACCAGCCCCCGGCAGTGAAGCCCAGATATTGCTGCAACGGTCGATTGCCTGACGGATATCACCGCGATCAATCATCGGTAAAGCGCCACGTTCCTTAATCTGCTGCAGCGCAACAGCGTCCTGGCTTTTGGGAGAGAAGTCTTTCAGGCCAAGCTGCTTACGATAGGCATCCCACCAACGGGAAAGAAGCTGGTAACGTCCGGCTGCTGTTGATTTGAGTTTGGGGTTTAGCGTGACAAGTTTGCGAGGGTGATCTGAGTAATCAGTGAATAGCTCTCCGCCAACAATGACGTCATAACCATGATTTCTGGTTTTCTGACGTCCGTTATCTGTTCCCTCTGACCACGCCAGCATATCGAGGAACGCCTTACGTTGATTATTGATTTCCACCATCTTCTACTCCGGCTTTTTTAGCAGCGAAGCGTTTGATAAGCGAACCAATCGAGTCAGTACCGATATAGCCGATGAACACGCTCGTTATATAAGCGAGGTTGCTACTTAGTCCGGCGAAGTCGAGAAGGTCACGAATGAACCAGGCGATGATGGCGCACATCGTTGCGTCGATTACTGTTTTTGTAAACGCACCGCCATTATATCTGCCGCGAAGGTACGCCATTGCAAACGCAAGGATTGCCCCGATGCCTTGTTCCTTTGCCGCGAGAATGGCGGCTAACAGGTCATGTTTTTCTGGCATCTTCATGTCTTACCCCCAATAAGGGGATTTGCTCTATTTAATTAGGAATAAGGTCGATTACTGATAGAACAAATCCAGGCTACTGTGTTTAGTAATCAGATTTGTTCGTGACCGATATGCACGGGCAAAACGGCAGGAGGTTGTTAGCGCAACCTCTTGCCACCCGCTTTCACGAAGCCAGCCATTGCGCTGGTTTTCTTTTATGCAAAGCACACCGCACCGTAGCCACAGCGGATAAGGTGATTATTTTTGTCTGTCTGGTATTTGGCTTGATGTGCTTTCAGAAAGGTCGTGATTAAAACGCAAAAAGCCCCGAGCTATTAACTCAGGGCTTTATTTAACGAGTGCATTTATCCATCGTTAGGTCAAATTTACCCAACTTTATTCAAAAAGTCAATATTATGCCGTTAATATGTTGCCATCCGTGGCAATCATGCTGCTAACGTGTGACCGCATTCAAGATATTGTCTGCAATTGACTCTTCCTTGTGGCATTGCACCACCAGAGCGTCATACAGCGGCTTAACAGTGCGTGACCAGGTGGGTTGAGTAAGGTTTGGGATTAGCATCGTTACAGCGCGATATGCGGCGCTTGCTGGCATCCTTGAATAGCCGACACCTTTGCATCTTCCGCATTCTTTCTCAACAACTCTCCCCCACTGCTCTGTTTTTGCTATATCAACCGCACGGCCTGTACCGTGACAATCTCTGCATCTTGCACCCGGCGTCGCGGCACTACGGCAATAATCCGCATAAGCGAATGTTGCGAGAACTTGCAGTACCTTTGCCTTAGTATTTCCTTCGAGCTTTGCCACACCACGGTATTTCCCCGATACCTTGTGTGCAAATTGCATCAGATAGTTGATAGCCTTTTGTTTGTCGTTCTGGCTGAGTTCGTGCTTACCACAGAATGCAGCCATTCCAAATCCGGCCTGTGATTGTGCCATCCCCATAGCAGCCATCACATCAGTACCGGAAAGAGAGTCAGAAGCCGTAGCCCGTGGTGAGTCGCTCATCATCGGGCTTTTTGGCGAATGAAATTTAGCTACGCTTTCGAGTCTCATGGTCTTCCCCTCTTGCCCTGTCTGACCATCAGGACGCCGTTAACTATTACGTGACGCTCACCTTTGCTGTCTCGGTTGTACTTGAGCACTGTTCCTCTTGCACAGGAAAGCATCCTCGCCACTTCGGTCTGATTGCCTCGTGTCTGGATAAGAAGCTCTGGTATCGTTTGAATTGTGGCGTTCATGCGCTCTCCAGTTCGGTGATTTTTATTCCAAGCCGTCCGCCTGGTACTTTCACACCACGAATTACGCGAATGTCATCGAATTGCTCGTCGTCTTCCGCAAATCCGGCGTGGATAAGGGAATCGAGTAAACCTTTCAGGATGTTATCGAGGTCGCGGCGGCGGGAGTCTGGAACGTCTGCGATTACTTTGATGCGGAGTCGTGATTTGGTGAAAATGTCTAACTTGAGTTGGCGGATGATTTGCTGAACGTCTTTTCGGTATTTCTGGCCTTTATCGCTGATGTAGTATTGGCTTCCCCGTCTTCGCCAGTAGGTGTTCACCGACGGCGGGTATGGAAGCACAAACTGATATTCGTTCATGGCTTAATCTTCCCCTCCTTCAGCAGTATCGCCTGCGTCCTGATTACGCCTTCGAGGTGGCAAAGTCTGGCGTCTTTGTTGTCGAGGTTATGGGTGCGTCGGTCGATTTCATCGTGACACGCGCTACAAGCCCATGCGCCGATCAGGTCGTCAGGCTTCATTCCCGTTCCGCAAATTCCAGCCATCCTGTAATGTGCCAGAACTGTAGTTTCAGGATTACCATTGCATACGCCGTAAATACGTACCTGGCATTCTCTGCCGCGTGCTTCTTTGCGTAGATTAGCCATTTACCTTCCCTCGCAATTGAAGAATTGACTGAAGGTCTTTTTTAATAAATATGCGAGTGCGAATTGAGCAGTAGTTTTCCTTCATTCTGGCGTAGTAATAGTCTTTTCTTTGCTTAAGCTTGTTGGCATCCGCTGTCATCCAGTCTTTTACAGCAAACTTAATTAACCAGCGGTGGCAGAGATACCATTTCAGGTAATCATTCATCGTCTTCTTCCTCGTACATTGAACTATTCGGATCGCTCATCAGTTCTGCGCAGCAATCGGAGCACACGTGAACTTCCAGCACATGCAGCTTCTGACCGCAGTTAGCGCACGTTAAAGCCCGCTCGACGCTTTCTTTCTGGTATTGAAGGGATTGGGATGGGCTAAGCATTATTGGCGTCCTGCATCATGAGAAAGACAATCATGGCGGCGCGGAGAGGTCTGGTATCAAATATTGGTCTTACGCCGTTTGCATCCACACACCATTCAGTTAACTGGTCTAAGATAGAAATCCTGTGTTTCTCAATAATCGGCCATGAGGCACTCGGATCATTGCAGTAGTCAGGTAAATGGTTTAATGGCTCAAAAGTTGTATCAGCGTTTCCGTAATACCATTTGTTGGTATTATTCCCTGACGTTTCCGGCTTACATGCCCAAAGGCCTTTAAAAATTATGTCTCCTACCATTCTGTTAATTTCAAAATCACTTAACTGTGAATAATCCATTGTCATTTCCTAGCACGATGTCTTAGCCACCGGATATCCCACAGGTGAGCCGTGTAGTTGAAGGTTTTTACGTCAGATTCTTTTGGGGTTGGCTTGCGTTTATTTCTGGAGCGTTTCGTTGGAAGGTATTTGCAGTTTTCGCAGATGATGTCGGTGATACTTCGTCGCTGTCGTCTCATGCCGCCCTGTCTCCCCATCGCGCTTTCCATTCGAGAGCCAGTCGCGCTTCGTCTGACCACTTAACGCCACGCTCTGTACCGAATGCCTGTATAAGCTCTAATAGCTCCGCAAATTCGCCTACACGCATCCTGCTGGTTGACTGGCCTATTACCACAAAGCCATTCCCGGCAAGGTTAGGAACAACATCCTGCTGCTTTAATGCTGCGGTAAACACACACTTCCAGCTTTCTGCATCCAGCCAGCGACCATGCCATTCAACCTGACGAGAGACGTCACCTAAGCAGGCCCATAGCTTCCTGTTTTGGTCTAAGCTGCGGTTGCGTTCCTGAATGGTTACTACGATTGGTTTGGTTGGGTCTGGAAGGATTTGCTGGATAGCTTGAATGGCGTTCTGCTGATGGATGGTGCTTCTTAGTTCAAACGTTAGTTTCCTCACCATTTACGCTCCTGTAATCGTCAAGTGCAGCTGCAATAGTCCCTATCGGGTCATGGTCTTGCCCGATAATCTCATTTACGTTTTCATCTTCTTCCACATCGAAAAAGAATCGCAGGGCTAACATGATTTCTTCGTATGCGCTCATACTCACTCCTTCACTTTGATTCCAGCGGCGCGAATCCGTCCTTCGCATTCACTAATTGCGTCGTTATAACCAAATGTGACCCCATCCTCGAAATCGGTAGAAAATGCCTCACGCTCTCTTTTTCCAGGACACTCAATCTCGATAGCTGCTCGCGATGCCTGCCACGCTTGCCAATACATCTCAACCATATTGGCGTATATTTTATTTTTAGGATCACATCCGGTGTAATTTTCAAACCATTCTTCAAACTGCTTTCTTGATTCGTCCATCGATACTTACCCTCAGTTCAACTCACAAAACGCCACGCCACTTTTGCTACGACAACAGGCATAACACCGATAATCACCCACAGGAAAATGCTACCGAAAAGCACACCCACCGGGTCTTTACCTTCGCCTACCAACCGGACAAAACTGCTGGCAACAACAATGAACGTCGCCACCATCCACATGGCACCGAGAATCCTCAATGCAGAGAAAATCAACTCAACCACGATTTACTCTCCCCCAAATAAAAAGGCCTGCGATTACCAGCAGGCCTGTTATTAGCTCAGTGATGTAGATGGTCATACGTCAGCCCCTTGTGCATATCGTCTGCCACGCGCAGCAGGTGCATTTGATGCTGTGCAAATCTGTCTGGCTTCATCCTGGTCACATGCAACAAAGTGTCCGTTACAGAACCGCTGGTAAACCGTACCAAGCGAGCCAAAACGGTTTTTCGTCACGATGATTTCAGCAAATGGCGCGGCGCTACTGCTCTCGTCATATACCGCTTCCCGATAGAGCATGATGATTGAGTCTGCGTCCTGTTCAATGCTTCCTGAATCACGCAAATCTGCGTTTGTCGGGCGTTTGTTTGGTCGCTTCTCAACATCGCGCGAAAGTTGACTTAGGGAGATAACAGGCGTTTTCAGGTCTTTCGCCATCGCCTTCAGGCTTCCGGAGATGTGAGCAATTGCGAGGTCGTTGCGGTCTGCTTTCGGCTTCTCAATCAGGCCAAGATAATCCGCCATGATGAGTGACAGGTTTGGATTTTCCTGTTTGTGCCGTTCTGCGATTGATCGTATTTCTTCGACCGATAACCGCGAGGCATCGACTACCCATACATCCAAATCTGCAAGCTGACTCATGCCGTTAGCAACACGTGCCCAGCCTTCGTCATCCATCGCTGCAGGATTTCGCAGCACACTAACCGACATCCTCCCGGCGTTGGCAATGCTTCGCTCTGCAATCTGCAATGCGCTCATTTCCATTGAGAAAATCAATACTCCGCGCCGGACGTCAGAACCAGGAATAACACGACTTGCAACGCCTTCGGCAATCTTCAGCGCCAGTTCGGTTTTCCCCATACCAGGACGAGCGGCGATTATCACCAGGTCTTCCGCGTTCATCCCTCCGGTGATGGCGTCAAGTTCTTCGATTCCGGTCTTCAGGGTATCGGACTCTTCTCCGTTCCTCAGACGCCTGTCAAGCGTGTCAGTGTAGTCAGTTATGATTTCCCCTAACCGTACAGGTTTAACCTCGTCACGGGGCTTTCTGATGGCTGAAAGACGCTTTACAAGTTCATCCATCGCCTGACTCGATGCGTCGATGGTTCCGCTCTGAATTGGTTCACGCATTTCATCCATGATTTCCAGCACCAGACGGCGGTGATAGTTATCCGCGACCATTCCGGCATATCCCTTCAGGTTTGCGGAACTCGGGCAGTTTTTGCTGGTCATCAGGATTGACGTGAAATGCTCCTCTCCGCACGCCTCGGCAACCATCAGCGCGTCGATTAGGTTTCTGTTTCGCGCCTGCTTGCGGATAACCTCGAAGGCTTTCCGGTAGAGCGGTATTGAAAACGCTTCCGGCTCAAGCGTTGCCAGAACGTCACTGGCAATTGGTGTTAATCCACCAATCAGCAGGCCACCGATAACGCTCGCTTCGATATCCTGTTTCATGCAATCCCCCTGTCTGCAAACTTCCCTTCCCGAACTCCCGTTAACGAATCTTCCCTCAGCAGGTAATCAAAATCTGCCGTCCAGCCCGTGTCGTTGTCTCCGAAGTAAAACGGCTTGGCCTGATGCACAAACGCCCTGACATACGCTCTGAAACCGTCCACGTTTGGCGTTTTCAGTTGCGGGATGATTTTCTTCAGGCGGCGTTTGCGTTTCTCGTTGACCGCAACAGCGTGTGGAAGCCTGTCACCGACTTCGGTGTTGTAGGCGTTCAGGAAGGATTCGTAGTCGATTCGTTCTGCCTTGCGACGTTCAGGTTTAACCTGCCCATCGCCTCCCCCATTGGGGGGTAGGGGGGTATTATTTATATTCTTGTTAATACCTTCTTGTTCATGATGTGCGGTTGTTTGTGCGGCTTCATGTGCGCTTTCATGTGCGGCATGTACGCTGAAAGCCGCGCCATTACTGGCTTCATCATGTGCGGCATCATGTGCGGTTGTTTGTGCGGCTTCATGTGCGGGGGAATTGTCCATTTTTTGAGCGTATTCATGGTAATTTGTGATGGTGATCACACGACCTTTTTGCTTCTCTCCATCAATGGAGATCATCCCCTCTTTCACAAAAACCTGAAGCATCCGCTCAACCTGATCACGGCTTGCCGGCTTGCCATGCCTGTCGCATAACTGAAGACCTAAATCAGCTGCTGTCACAACCAGTTGACCGGGTTGCAGATGCCATTCATGACCTTTGAAATTCGCTTTGTATGGCTTTCTGGCGGCATTCAGGAGAAGGTTTTCCCACAGGGTGCGAAGATAAACATCTTTCGCCCATGACTGTTTCAGAATGCTCCGGTACAACGGAATGTAACCAGTTTTCTGGTTCTCCATCCTGTTGCTCCTGCGCTCGTGTGCGGCGCTGAAATCGTAGATTTTTGCTGTATTGCTCATCACTACCTGCCTTGACGAAAGACCTTAAGAACATCGTTAAACTGACTTACGGATATGTCTTCTTTGATCAGCTTTTCCAGAAATGCGTTTGGAATGAACGTATATCCCTCCTCTTTTGGTAGAGACGGGAGCAACGCCCTCGCCTCAGCCTTCAGAAGCTCAGTTCTGGCAACTTTCACAAAAGAGATTTGAGTTCTTTCATCAATGGAACGAAGGAAGCGCAAACGCTTAGCTTCTTTGTGTGTATCAGGTGGATTAAAGCCTTTGTTTCGCATATAATTACCTCGTTGGATGTTATTAAAATTCCATTTGTATTTGATCAGAACGCTCGGTTGCCGCCGGGCGTTTTTTATTGGTGAGAATCGAAGCAACTTGTCGTGCCAATCGAGCCATATCGTCGTCAACGACGCCCCATTCAAGAACAGCAAGCAGCATTGAGAACTTTGGAATCCAGTCCCTCTTCCACCTGCTGATCTGCGACTTATCAACTCCCACAGCTTCCGCTGTCTTCTCAGTTCCAAGCATTGCGATTTTGTTAAGCAACGCACTCTCGATTCTTAGAGCCTCGTTGCGTTTGTTTGCACGAACCATATGTAAGTATTTCCTTAACAAATAAGAAGTTATGCGCATCAACTTATGCGCGTTGTATTCCCGCATTTCGGCGGGAATGAGGACCATGACTGTTAAAGAGCAATTTGCTTATGCCGCTTTGCGGTAAGCGCTTTCTTGATACTTCAGGGCGCCAGCTGTAACGACTTCCAGTCGATAGGCGTCTTTCTCTGGGATGACTTCCTTCCACTGAGAGACTGCTGCGTCGCTAATGCCTAACGCTTTAGCTACAGCACGCTGGGTTCCGAAGTGGTCGATAACATCTTTCTTGTACATAGACTCGCTCCGAAATTAAAGAACACTTAAATTATCCACTAAAGGAATCTTAAGTCAAGTTTATTTAAGATGTCTTAACTATGAAAACTCAATTGATGGGAGAGCGCATTCGCGCTCGGAGAAAAGAACTCAAGATCAGGCAGGCCGCACTTGGAAAGATGGTCGGCGTGTCTAATGTTGCCATATCTCAGTGGGAACGCTCTGAGACAGAGCCAAATGGAGAGAATCTTCTCGCCCTGGCTAATGCGTTGAAGTGTTCCCCTGACTATCTGATGAAAGGAGAGGAAAGTCTTTCAAACATTGCCTATCACAGTAGGCATGATCCAAGAGGGTCATACCCTCTGATTAGCTGGGTGAGCGCAGGATGCTGGATGGAAGCTGTAGAACCATATCATAAGCGTGCAATAGATAACTGGTACGATACAACCGTAGACTGTTCAGAAGATTCGTTTTGGTTGGACGTGAAGGGAGACTCAATGACGGCTCCGGCCGGTCTCAGTATCCCTGAAGGAATGATAATACTCGTCGATCCTGAAGTAGAGCCGCGTAACGGGAAACTGGTAGTTGCAAAGCTCGAAGGAGAAAACGAGGCAACTTTCAAGAAGTTAGTTATTGATGCAGGCAGGAAGTTTCTAAAACCACTTAACCCACAATATCCGATGATCGAGATCAACGGAAACTGCAAAATCATCGGCGTAGTTGTCGATGCAAAACTAGCAAACCTTCCATAAGGGGGGCATTCGCCCCTTTTTTTTATTTCCTTTAAAAATCAAAGCCAAACTTAAGTTACGAAAGAAAATTTAAGTTTTCTTCAAAAATACTCTTGACCATTAATTAAAGAGATCTTAAATTTAAGCCATCAGCAGGACGCTGGTAGCCAAACGGAACAGATTGGCAGGCTCTTTAACATTGATGGGATTGTCCCGCCGAAATGCGGGAACCAAAGAGTAGTTGGCTTTGGGGTGACGTGAAGTGCAGCTGCACGACGGCAACTGGAAGATAAGCACCCGGCGCGTCACCGCCAAAGTCAATCATCGGAGGTCAACATGACAGTAGTCATTACATATCTGGCTGACGATAACGCCAGAAATCGCCGCAGAGCACGCAGACAGGCTCAACGTGAACAGGCAATGCAAGAGCAGCGACTGGCGCGAAAAATTGCGCTAAAGCTCTCTGGTTGCGTCAGAGCAGATAAAGCAGCATCACTCGGAAGCCTTCGCTGTAAGAAAGCAGAAGAAGTCGAGCATAAACAGAACCGTATTTACTACCGCAAGCCACGCAGTGAAATGGGTGTGACTTGTGTTGGTCGCCAGAAAATAAAATTAGGCAGCAAACCACTTATTTGAGAGGAATTAATATGTCATCAATCCGCTTAACTACGAGAATGAAAGAGGAAATCGCTCGTAACGCTTTAATTAAGTCTGGGGTTTTCACTGAACTTGAAGAAGTAACAAAGTTAAAGAACCAGCTTGCACTTGACGCCAGAGTTATTGCGTTTGGCGGTAAAAAGAAAACTGAGGAAGTGGATCAGTTATCATCCAAGTTGGTAGCTATAAGTGAAGAACTTGAAAAGATGGGATGTTCATTTTACTCATACGATGTTAGTTCTACTTCAATTTATCTGACTGTATCTGGCAGAAGGGTTGGATGGCATTCATATGGGAAAGACGGCAACGGCGAAGATATATTGCTCCCTACTCCGACCAAAGATAAATGCATGTTTAGCGCAGAACACGAAATAACAAAAAGGTTTGATGAAATCTGCGCATTGCAACAAAAACTTGAAGCCAAGAAAAAGGATATCGAATCAAATGTATGGGCTGCTTTGAACTCAGTCACAACAGTTAAGCGACTTATTGAAGTTTGGCCTGAAAGCAAAGAATTGCTACCAAAAGAAGCAGATAAAGCAAGTACAGCACTTCCTGCTTTACGGGTAGAAGATTTGAATAAGATGATTGGACTTCCTTCCGAGGCCGCATAGTCGGCCTTTATTTTTGGCACTAACAACAGAATAAACACTGCACTGTGTATTCATTCCAACGAGTGAATACACGGAGCAATGTCGCTCGTAACTAAACAGGAGCCGACTTGTTCTGATTATTGGAAATCTTCTTTGCCCTCCAGTGTGAGGGCCTTTTTATATGCATACCAATAACGCTTCACTCGAGGCGTTTTTCGTTATGTATAAATAAGGAGCACACCATGCAATATGCCATTGCAGGGTGGCCTGTTGCTGGCTGCCCTTCCGAATCTTTACTTGAACGAATCACCAGTAAATTACGTGACGGATGGAAAAGAGTTGAGGTCTTATTATGCGCAATGAAATAGCCATTAATCACCAGATGCTTCGTGCTGCACAGAACAAAGCAGTAATAGCCAGATTTATTGGTGATTCAAAAATGTGGCTTGAAGCAAATAAAGCGATGAAATCAGCTATCAACCTTCCGTGGTATCGCAGGAAATGAGTTTTACAGATAACTGGTCAGACGAAGAATTCATTCGTCAGATGAACAAAATGCTCAATCAGCACAAAGAACAGGAGAAAGATGATGATTCTGACTCTGAATGATAAGCGTGAAATATCGCAAATAATCGCAAGTTTTACTGATGAAGATTACGAGCGAATCAACAGTGAAGTTGTTCGCCTCTGCAAACGTTGCGACCCAATAAGCGAAATGCTTCGCTCATATAAACCAGATGAACACACTAAGGACGCTATCGACTGGCTGGAAGATGATGATTGTAACTATCAGGAAAAAGCCGCTGAATGGTTCTGGGATGCAATAACCGAAAGAGTTAAGGCTGAATATGCCTTCGCAATATTCAAACGCAGACACATTTATGGAGAAGCAGCATGAGCAATATCGTTGAATTCGTTAAACAGCAGGAGCAGTTATTCTGCGGAGCATTGACTGAACAGACGGTGACATGGGCTAAGGAAAGCCAGTTTGCAATTCAGTATTTCCAGAAAAATGATTACCTGGCTAAAACAGCACTGGCAAATCCAACCAGCGCACAGAACGCCATCATCAATGTTGCGGCGATCGGCATCACCTTAAACCCTGCAAGCAAACTGGCTTATCTGGTTCCGCGCGATGGCATGGTTTGCCTTGATATCAGCTATATGGGATTGCTCCATATTGCAATGGAGTCTGGTGTTATCTCATGGGGTCAGGCAAAACTTGTTCATGCTAACGATACCTATGAGTCAAACGGGCTTGATAAAGCACCAACCCATAAATACAACGCCTTCGGTGATCGTGGTGATATCGTTGGCGTTTACTGCACAGTTAAGACGCCAGCAGGTGATTATCTAACGGAAGAGATGAGTCTGGCTGAAATTGAGGCTGTAAGGAAAACAAGCAAGGCAGCATTCAGCGATAAAGGACCATGGGTAAATCACTGGAATGAGATGGCGCGAAAGACGGTCGTAAAGCGTGCAAGCAAGTATTGGCCTAAGGCATCACGTCTTGATAGTGCTATTCACGTACTAAACGAAGAAGAAGGTGTGTGGACTGAACCAGTTATGCCGCATAAATCAGAGGAAGATATCCGCGAAGATGAACGGAAACGCCAGCAGGAAATAACGGAAAAAGCACAACTTCTTTGTGATGAAATGGCTCAGGCTGAAAACATGGATGATTTGAAGAGATATTTTGCAGAAGCATATCGCCTGACATCTGGAATGAAATTGCAGCAGAACGTACAAGCCATTTACATAGAATGCAAAGCGAAACTGGAGGTTGCCAGTGAGCAAACTATATGAAATTGCCAATGAATACGCAAAATTGATGGATTCAGATTTAGAACCAGAGATGATTGCTGACACAATAGAAGGCATGGAAGGAGAATTTACCGATAAAATAGAACAACTTCTTTCCGTCATTAAAAATGAATCTGGTTATGCCGAACGCCTCAAGGAAGAGGCAAAGTCACTGAATGAGCGAGCCGCAGTAATTCAAAATAAGATTGACAGCATCAAATCATATATAGCGTCATCGCTTGAAATGGTTGGCAAGAAAAATATTCGAGCAGGTATTCACCAGGTAACAATCCGCAAACCGTCAGAAATTGTAGAAATAATCGACTCAAGCGCCCTTCCTCCTGAATACGTTGAGTTTGAAACGACAATTAAAGCCGACAAACTGGCAATCAAGCACCAACTAAAAGCAGGAATAAATATTCCCGGTGCTCAACTCAAGGTTGGGAAACCTTCACTTCTTATCAAATAACGGTATCGCCTATGAAAAAGACTCCATGGGAGAAATGGGAAGTCGATTTCTTGCGCGAAGTATCGGCGACAATGCCAGTTGAAGTTATTGCTGAAAAACTGGAAAGGACTGAAAAAGCAGTTATGGCGAAAGCAACAAGGATTGGCGCTGACATTGTTAGCCGACTTCGTGGAAGACGCTGGACAAGAGCAGAAGTATCACTTTTCGGTAAGTTCTCCGCAGAAGAAATAGCAATTGCAACCTGCCGCTCAATTTATTCAGTAAGGGCTATGCGATACAAGCTAAAAAAACTCGATGAAGAAAGAGCAGGCATACGAATAAATTAACATGGAATAATTAACAATGAAGCTAAACATCGACCTCGGCAAATACGTTATCACCGGAACCAAACACGATCTGATTCTTAGCGAAAGAGGAATTATCAAAGAAGGCGAGAATGCAGGGAAAGAAACACTAAGTCGTATCGGTTATTACAGCAAGTTTGAGCATCTGGTTAAAGAGTTATGCAACCGTGAAATCCTGTTATCTCAGGCGCAGACGCTACAGGATATTCAGCAGCATATCGAGACTTTAGGTGTGTCACTTAGCATGGCTATTGACCAGTTCGTTGAGAGTAAATCATGAGAGGACTTGCATACAATCCCGGCATTCTTCCGGCAGAAATGATTATTCGCCAACGCGTAAAGCCAATGCCATCGAGAGAGGAATTACTTAAGCAAAACTCGTTTCCATCAGTGAATCAAAACAAATATCTGAATGCGATGTGGCGGAGTGGGAAGAAATGAAACAAATGTCACTAATTGAGATGGATGGTTTTCTGAAAGGTAAATGCATCCCACGAGATTTAAAGGTTAACGAAACAAACGCTGAATATCTGGTGCGTAAATTTGCTGAAGCGGAGGCCAAGATTTCGGCTCTGTCCGAAGACCACCAGAAAGCGATTGAGTCAATTAAGCAGGCTGATGCAGCTGTTAAGTTGGCACACGAGAAGTTTTCGGCGCTGGCGGCGGAGAATGCGGCAATGCATGAAGCTATTGAAGCCGTTCGGAGTGTTGCGGATAACTCCAGTGGAATTGCCGGATGGCATTTGAATGGCGATATCGCCACATGGGAAGAGATTCTTCCTGAAATTAACGATATCGAAACCCCAGCCACCGACTCTTTCCTGGCTGAAGTACGGGCGCAGGGCGTGGAGATGGCTATGGAGCATATGCAGTCGAGCGGTTCGTTAACATTTGGAGATTGCTACATATCACTTAACGAGTTCGCCGCCCAGCTTCGCAAAGGAGGCAACCAGTGAGTAATTCAGCACGACTACAGCTTGGTTTTTCACCGCTATCAAAAACTATCATGCTGGCAAAAATGCGCGATGTTGAAGGTGGACGTATGCGCGTTGGCAATGATCCAGGTCGTGATGTTACCAATGAGGCTGCTCAATTGGTGTGGCGACTGGTCATGGCTGAAGGTGGTGAGATCGCGTGGGAGCTGGATGATGGTTCTCGCATGGTGTTGAAGGCAGAAAAACAGGAGGCAACCAGTGAGCGAAATTAATTACCAGGCACTGCGTGAAGCGGCAGATCAGGCAATGCATGACGACTGGGGATTTGACGCGGACCTTTTCCATGAGCTGGTAACACCATCGATTGTGCTGGCACTACTGGATGAACGGGAAGCAGACAAAAAGCGTATTGCAGAACTGGAAGCACGGGAAATAAAACCAGCCAAAGGCGAAGTTCTTGTCGTTGTTTCTGGTTTTACTGGTTGCGGAAAAAGCGCCATTGCCGGGGAAATAGAAATCGCGATGAAGGCTATTGGTGTACCGGTTAAGTGGACTAATGGCGATGCAGAAAAGCGCATGACTGGCGCTGACTGGCTGACAGCGATTGAGATGTACAAACCAACTGTGCGCATCGTGGAAGTTAATGTGCCACGCGCCGCTGGCATTCGCATCAAAGGAGAGTGAGATGAGCACTTTTACCGACAAAGAACTGATTAAAGAAATCAAAGAGCGAATCGGCAGCCTGGACGTGCGAGACGATATTGAGCGCCGTGCTTATGAAATCGCACTGGCATCGCTGGAAGCAGAGCCTGTTCTGTATCAGTCCTGCACTCGCCCCACCTGGAATAGCGGTGTTCCGTGGACGGAATGGAAAGAACGTAGTCGTGAGTGCTACGAAGACGATTTGCGTTTTACAGACACGCCTGACCATGCCGGTTGGATATACAAATGTCGAAAACTATACACCACTCCGCCAGCGCCGATAGCGTTAGAGGCCATTGAAAACGCAATTGAATACATTCGTAGTATCGCTTTTCACATCGATGAAGACGATTACCACGGCAAACATATTGCGTATTTCATGCGACAAGCATTGGCCTGGCTGGAAGGGCATTCATGCAGCGACGACAGACTGGGTAAAGCCGACAATCAACCAGTACGCGGCAACCAGGCTGCCGAATCCAATCGCGGTAATGAGTGGACCGGCAATCCTGATATTGATAACGCAATCATCATGCTCGACCGCATAGATACGGCGGAAAGTTACGATGATGACCGTATTGAGGCTGTTAAGGCTGTTTTGCGTAGACTGGCAGGCAACTCTCCGGTAACTCCGGGGGGGGGGTGGATAAGCTGTAGTGAGCGAATGCCGGATACCAAAACAGCCGTTCTTGTTGCCAAGGAGTTTGACAGGAAAGGTGACTGGCGAATGAAATGGGCGACTTACATCCCGGAGCATCCTGACGCTAATGATGGTTGGATAATTCCTGGTGCGTCGTGGAAACCGTCACACTGGATGCCTCTACCAGAACCTCCACTTTGAAAGCGAAGCTTATACATATCTTTTACATCAGCAATCTATTGTTAATCTCCAATCAATGTTACGTTGTCATCTCACTCATGCTTTGGAGGTAGTGATATGTCTTGTCCAAAATGCGGTTCTGGAAATATTGCAAAAGAAAAAACAATGCGTGGATGGTCTGGTGATTATGTGTGCTGCGATTGCGGATACAACGACTCTAAAGACGCATTTGGAGAGCGTGGTAAAAACGAGTTTGTTAAAATTAATAAAGAACGCGAAGGCAACGAAAAAAGCTAATTTATTTATTCATATATGAAAACAATGTAACCAATATTCGAATTGAAGAACTGAAAGAACACCAAGCCGCCTGATGGCGGTTTTTTTATTGGAGACAAGAAATGTCAGATTTGGCTATGAAGGTTTTGAAATGGCAATCGACTGGCGATGTTGGCATCAGTAGCGCAACTCTTGCCTCAATCGCATGTGGACTGAAAAAGAATATCTATGGTCATCACTTCGGCGCTCCCCATGACGCAGCCGATTTCAGACGATGCGTTGCACTTGTTGAGCAGATTCCAGAAATCAGAGATTCATTCAACAAGGTTGCAAAGCGCGTTCCAGCATTCAAAGGAATCCTCAACGAATGGGATTCCCTCGTTGCTCTGTTGAAGTCTGAAATGAAGATACACGGAAACAAAGCACCAGAGACTTACAGAAGAATCAGCGAGCTACGCAAGGACTAACCATGGAATCACACAGCCTCAAACCCAATGAGGCCTGTTCATTTCTCAAGATATCCAGACCTACCATTGCCGCATCAATGCGGCTTTTCTTGCGTGTAATTGCGGAGACTTTGCGATGTACTTGACACTTCAGGAGTGGAACGCACGCCAGCGACGCCCAAGAAGCCTTGAAACAGTTCGTCGATGGGTACGCGAGTGCAGGATATTCCCTCCTCCGGTTAAGGATGGAAGAGAGTATCTGTTCCACGAATCAGCGGTAAAGGTTGACTTAAATCGACCAGTAACAGGTAGCCTTTTGAAGAGGATCAGAAATGGGAAGAAGGCGAAGTCATGAGCGCCGGGATTTACCCCCTAACCTTTATATAAGAAACAATGGATATTACTGCTACAGGGACCCAAGGACGGGTAAAGAGTTTGGATTAGGCCGAGACAGGAGGATAGCAATCACTGAAGCAATACAGGCCAACATTGAGTTATTTTCAGGACACAAACACAAGCCTCTGACAGCGAGAATCAACAGTGATAATTCTGTTACGTTACATTCATGGCTTGATCGCTACGAAAAAATCCTCGCCAGCAGAGGAATCAAGCAGAAGACTCTCATAAATTACATGAGCAAAATTAAAGCAATAAGGAGGGGTCTGCCTGATGCTCCACTTGAAGACATCACCACAAAAGAAATTGCGGCAATGCTCAATGGATACATAGACGAGGGCAAGGCGGCGTCAGCCAAGTTAATCAGATCAACACTGAGTGATGCATTCCGAGAGGCAATAGCTGAAGGCCATATAACAACAAACCCGGTCGCTGCCACTCGCGCAGCAAAATCAGAGGTAAGGAGATCAAGACTTACGGCTGACGAATACCTGAAAATTTATCAAGCAGCAGAATCATCACCATGTTGGCTCAGACTTGCAATGGAACTGGCTGTTGTTACCGGGCAGCGAGTTGGTGATTTATGCGAAATGAAGTGGTCTGATATCGTAGATGGATATCTTTATGTCGAGCAAAGCAAAACAGGTGTAAAAATTGCCATCCCTACAACATTGCATGTTGATACTCTCGGGATATCAATGAAGGAAACACTTGATAAATGCAAAGAGATTCTTGGTGGAGAAACCATAATTGCATCTACTCGTCGTGAACCGCTTTCATCCGGCACAGTATCAAGGTATTTTATGCGCGCACGAAAAGCATCAGGTCTTTCCTTCGAAGGGGATCCGCCTACCTTTCACGAGTTGCGCAGTTTGTCTGCAAGACTCTATGAGAAGCAGATAAGCGATAAGTTTGCTCAACATCTTCTCGGGCATAAGTCGGACACCATGGCATCACAATATCGTGATGACAGAGGCAGGGAGTGGGACAAAATTGAAATCAAATAATGATTTTATTTTGACTGATAGTGACCTGTTCGTTGCAACAAATTGATAAGCAATGCTTTTTTATAATGCCAACTTAGTATAAAAAAGCAGGCTTCAACGGATTCATTTTTCTATTTCATAGCCCGGAGCAACCTGTGAACACATTTTCAGTTTCCCGTCTGGCGCTGGCATTGGCTTTTGGCGTGACGCTGACCGCCTGTAGCTCAACACCGCCCGATCAACGTCCTTCTGATCAAACCGCGCCTGGTACCTCTTCGCGCCCGATTCTGTCGGCAAAAGAAGCGCAGAATTTCGATGCTCAACACTATTTTGCATCCCTGACACCAGGTGCGGCAGCGTGGAATCCTTCCCCGATTACCCTGCCTGCGCAACCTGACTTTGTTGTCGGCCCGGCGGGTACTCAAGGTGTAACGCATACCACGATTCAGGCGGCGGTAGATGCGGCAATTATCAAGCGTACCAACAAGCGCCAGTATATTGCCGTGATGCCTGGTGAGTATCAGGGAACGGTGTATGTCCCTGCCGCTCCGGGTGGAATTACTCTGTACGGTACGGGTGAAAAACCGATTGATGTGAAGATTGGGCTTTCCCTTGATGGTGGCATGAGCCCTGCCGACTGGCGTCACGACGTCAACCCGCGCGGCAAATATATGCCAGGTAAACCGGCGTGGTATATGTACGATAGCTGCCAGAGTAAACGCAGCGACAGTATCGGTGTTCTCTGCTCTGCGGTCTTCTGGTCACAAAACAATGGCCTGCAACTGCAAAACCTGACCATCGAAAACACGCTGGGCGATAGCGTAGATGCGGGTAACCATCCGGCGGTGGCACTGCGTACTGATGGCGACAAAGTGCAGATCAATAACGTCAACATTCTCGGTCGTCAGAACACCTTCTTTGTCACCAACAGCGGTGTGCAGAACCGTCTGGAAACGAATCGTCAGCCGCGTACGCTGGTGACCAACAGCTATATTGAAGGGGATGTGGATATCGTTTCTGGTCGCGGCGCAGTGGTGTTCGATAACACCGAATTCCGCGTGGTGAACTCCCGTACCCAGCAAGAAGCGTATGTGTTTGCACCGGCTACGCTGTCCAACATTTACTACGGTTTCCTCGCCGTAAACAGCCGTTTCAATGCTTCCGGTGATGGCGTGGCGCAACTGGGCCGCTCGCTGGATGTTGATGCCAATACCAACGGTCAGGTAGTGATCCGTGATAGCGCCATCAACGAAGGTTTTAACACAGCCAAACCGTGGGCTGATGCGGTGATCTCTAATCGTCCATTTGCGGGTAACACCGGCAGCGTTGATGATAACGACGAAGTACAGCGCAATCTGAATGACACTAACTACAACCGCATGTGGGAATACAATAACCGCGGCGTGGGTAGCAAAGTGGTTGCAGAGGCGAAGAAGTAG